AAGTTGTCCACCCTCGTCCAGTCCATCCCGTTTCGCATGATGTTGTCGGGATTAACGTCGGTTTTCCAGATGACGAACGCGGGCGCGGACGCGACGTTGTAGTAGTTGCAGATCAGCGTCGCATCGTGGTTCGAGCGCATCGTCGCCAGCGCCGCGTCTGCGTTGATTGCTGCGGCAAGCGTAGTCAGTTGTGCGGGCGTGAGGTTCATCGCTTACTCCCAGTGTCTATAAAAGTCGGCCACCATTTTAGGCGGGCAGAGCGACGTAGGTTAAAGAGCTGCAGGAAACGGTGTCGGCCGCAGCAATCGTCAATCCATTACTCATGTCGATGTCCGATCCGCTCGCCGCCACCGCGAAGTGAATCGCGATCACGTCGCCCGAGGTTTGCAGCGTGGCATACGCAACCGCGCTGCCGTTGCCGGCCGCGTTGGTGTCCGACGCAATCGCCCCGGCGTCAGCCCGCCCCGCGACCACCGCGCCCGAGGCGCCGAACGCGGGTGTGGCCATCGTCAGCGTCGCCGCGGCGGCGCCAGGCGAGGCCACGCTCGACGGCGAAATGCGAAAGACCAGTTTGCTGCCGGCGCCGTCGAGTTGATCGACGACGGCATTGGTCGCGGCGTTGCGCGATGCAGCGGAATGTGTGACGGCCATAGCCTATTGCTCCTTGTCTTTCGCCGTGTCGGCGTCTATCACGGTCGCGCCCAGCGCCCGCGCCTGTTCTTCCGTTGCCGCAGCGACCATGTCGAAATGCTCGGTCGCCCCGGTCGCCTTGCGCACGATCGTCATGGTGAACCGCAGTTCGCCGCCAGCGCCCGCGAGGTCGCTCATGTCGGCGTCACGTCGACAGTGCCGGTCTGTTCGTCAGTCGCCACAACGCCAAGCCAATACTTGCAGTCCTGCATCGCCCCGCCGATGGCATGCGCCTGGATTTGCATCTGATCGAATTGCGCCTGCAATTCCGCCAATCGGCGCTCGATTGCTTCGCGCGTGACGTTCATCAGGCAGCGATCGCCACCGTGTCATACAGCGGGATGTAGCGCGTTCCGTCAGGCGTCTTGACGCGCAGGCACTGCTTCGGCCGCTCGGTTGCCCCGGTCGTCGCATTGGCCAGCATCTTGCCGGTGTTCTTGGTCACCCCGACCAAACTGAACAGGAAGCCGCTGGTATCGAACGCGCCCGCGGCGGCTCCGTAGACGCTCAAGTACAGCAAGGACGTTTCCGTTCCTGTGACCGCGTTGGCGGGCATCCCCAGCTCGACCTCGAGGCCGGCGTAGGTGCCTTGCGTGCAGCCCGCCGATAGCACGGTCTCCGAAACGACGCCCGCCGCAAGTCCAGTCACCCGGCCGCTCGCGCCGAAGTTGATGATGCCGTACAGGCCGTTGGCGTAGGAGCCGAGCGCGACGTTGGACGTGAGATCGAATTTGCCGGCCCAGCCGACAGCACCGGCCCCGGTACGGGTGTCGGTCACGGTTAGCGTGCAGGTTTCCGACGCGGTCGAATCCGTCGTCGCCCAATTCAGGCTCTCGGCCGCGTCCAGCACCAGGCCCTTGCTCGCCGCGGTGGTGCCCGGGGTGATGCCGGTCAAATAGGCGGATGTCGTCGAGTCGATTTCGGCCAGCGTGTCGAGTTCCGGCGTATCGGCGACCGCATACCGGAGCGTGACGAACGAGGCCACCAACCCGGGCGGCACCCGCACCAAGCCGTCGCGCACATGGTAGGTGAGGCCATCGCCGCCAACCACGCTCCCGGTTTGCGTCGGCGCAAACATGAGGACATTGTTCGCCATGTCATTTCTCCTGGTTAGCAACAATTGGGTTTGGGTGCCGCTGGTGATCGTATGCCCGCTCGACCTCCGCAGCGCTCGGCAGCGATTCGCGTGGCACAAGATCCACCGCCATCCGTTCACCGTCTCGCCGCAGGGTCACGTCGAGCGTGTCGTAGCCGTACAGACGTTCGGCCTCAGTTTGCATTGCGTCCATCAGGCTCGATTCCTTCGGGATGCGGATCTCGACGCCCTTTTCCGAAGCGATGCCGAGCCAGAATTCTAGACAAGCGCGGCCTTTTTCGGCGTGATGCGCGTTCGGGTAGGTGAAATCGCAGCCGAATAAGCTGATCCGCTTCACTCCGAGCAGCAGGGCGTAGGCCACAGCGTAGGCGGCCGTGCCGTTGAAGTACGGGTGATGAAATTTGTTGATGCATTCCTCCAGCGGAAACGCGACCAGCCCCGGATAATCGGGATGCTCGCGGCTGGTGATGATCGGCCCCGGGTGAATCTTCAGGAACTCAAGCATCCGGGCGATATTCGATTCCGGCGCCGCTTTGGCGCGTATCTCTTGGATGCGCACGTCATCCATGTGGAACACCCGATCGCACAGTACAACCCCGGCGACCGCGTTGATGCCCCAGACCTCGTCGCAATAGGCGTGCTTGCCGCCCAGGCGTTTTGCTAGGTCGACGTAGCGCTCAAGCGACGGCCCGAGGCCAAGGATCGCGACGTGCGCCGGCGGCGGAAAGTCATCGCCCGGCGCGGGCTCGCGCTCCGCTTTTGGTTCGGCCGCCACTGCCGGCGAGGTCATAGCGCTGGCGTCCCCGGCGGGCGCGGATACCGATCGTTCGGCGGCGTCCCGTTTCGCAACCACGATCAGCGTCCTGCCTTCAACATTTGACTCGACCTCCGACTCAGGCCCTTCCTGTCCGAACCATTCGACCGGAATCCAGCCGCATTCGAGAAGCAGGGCGGAAAACTCCGCCTTGGTGTAGTGGCGAAAGTGATAAGCGAATCCGTCTCCGTAGGGAAGCAAGTATTCGTTCGGCACGCTGGCGAGCAGCAACGGCGCCGTATCGCGCAGTCGCCGCAGCATCGGCCGCGGGTCTTCGATGTGTTCGATGACCTCAAAGGCCACCGCCGCATCCATCTTGCCAATCGATGCCGGAAGCGCGTTGACATCCGCCTTGGCAAAACTCGCCAATTCGTGCCCGTAGAACTGCCGGGCGTAGCGGATGGCCTCGTCCGAGTCGTCGATGCCGACGACGTTATGCCACGATTCTGCCAACAGGCGCGTACCGTAGCCGACCCCGCAAGCTACGTCGACGACACGGCAACCCTTGCGGAGTCGCCGTGCCGCCCACTCGTAGCGCGCGACGTGGTCGCGCCGAATTCCCTCGCGGGTCGGCGCGACCTGGCGTTCGCCGGTGATGACCATCGCTTACGGATTCGCCGTCGGGGCCGAACTCGGGTTGTGCATCACCGCGGTAACGCTGACCAGCGTCGCGAAGGTGACGGTCGTCGACGCGATACCGCAGGACACGTAACGCTTCGCCCCACGGTAGCCGACCCGGGTAGCAACAAATTTGCCCGTCCCCGAGGTGCGCGAGCTCGCTTGCGCCGGCAACGCGGCGAGCACCTCGGTGCCGATCAGATCGGCATTGGCGACGCTGGTCATGGTGCCCGTAACGTCGCCTTCCTTGACCACCGGAACAATGGTGGCGTTGGTGCTGGTGACCGAGCCGTAGGCGATGATGAACTCGACGCCGCCGTAGCCTTGCCGGTCGACCGGCTTGGCCGCGAGGCCGGTGCCGGTGGTCAGCGCCACCGGGCCGAGGGTCCGCAGGGCGCGGGAATTGCTGTGCAGATCATGCATGTGTGTCTCCTGAGAGGGGGTTGATCTGGGATCAGCTCGTGTGCGACTTGAGCAGTTTGAGCGCCTCGAAGTTGTAGACCCCGCCGCCGAACCGACGCCGGAAGTTGAACTTCGTGGTGCCCTTGGCCGTGATGTTGTCGCGGATGAGCGTGGTTCCGGTGCGATTGACGATCAAGTACGCGCGGTCCCAATTGCCGAAGGCGACCGGATAGGCCGACGACGCGAGCGCCGCCATGTTGTCGTCGACCGCCACCGGGAAGCCGAGCAGCCGGCCACCGAAGTCCTGCGTCGTGTCCGGCTGCCAGAGGTAATAGCTGCCGCTGGCGTCCTTCATCTGACGGACGACGCCGAGCGTGGTGTCGTTCATCAAAAACGCGGCGCCGGGCCGATACTGCGGCTTAAGCGCGTGGACCAGATCGATCAGGTCGTCGGACGGAGCGACGGACGCGAACGCCGCCGCCTTCCCGGTGATGATGAAGCCGACCTTGTTCCAAGCGTAGCTGGCGTTGGCGATGTTGGTGTACGCGGTGATGCCGCGCGCCTTACCGACGCCGTTACCGCTGATGTATTCCACCGCCGCGCCTTCGGCGAAGCCGATGGCGGCCTCGTTGGCGAGGTCCGACGCGAGGTCGATGTCGGCGTCCTCGAGCGTTTCGTTGTACACCCACGGCTCCACTTCGGCCGGATGGACGACGACCTCGATCATCGCGTACTTCGGCTCGGTGGTCTCGCCCGCCGTCGCGCCTTCGGCCACGCGGCTCATTGCCATGCCGGAGGTCTTGACCCGCTTCTTGTAGCTGCGGGTGCCGATGGTGACAGTACGCGCCAGGCGCGACATCGCGCTGATGGTGGGCACGATGCGGTCGATCGCCGCGTCCATCTCGGTCGGGATCAGGTAGCCGCCATCCGGGTCGGACGTTGAGTTCATCGCCTTGCGCTCCAGCGCGCCGAGGCCATCGGTCTGGCCCTTGCGCATGAACGTGTCGAAGGCCGCCTTGTGCTCGCGCGCTTCCGTCGACCCGCCCTTGCCGCCACCCGA